TACGAAACTTAAATGCAATACGTAATTCATCGTTGCCTTTATCGCAATCTTCGCATTCTTTAGTCCCACAATCTGCTTTGGTAAGCGGATCACATAGCGGTGGCATATAACAATCAGTATCTTCTTCAATCAAAATATCATAATGACTCTCGTCAACGAAAGTGCCAAGAAGATGTTCACAATCATGTTTTTGACGAGCAACAATACGTCTTACCATCACTTATCTCCGTATAGAACACTTTTAATATCTGGAGCAGTCCAGCCTTCGGGTTTCAAAATCTTACCATCATCACGACGAACTACTTTACCGTCTACTAGTTTTTCCATGTTAGATCTATGGACTTCGTTGAAGACTCTGTCCAATGGAATCCCATAAGATGCAGCAGTGCCACAAACAATGTAAATAATATCAGCAAGCTCTTTGGCGACATTCTCTAGATCATCCTTATCTTCACCATCAAAATATTCTTCTACTTCTTCTTTTAAAAGTTTACGACGCAATACACGTTCATTCTCATCAGGAAATTCAGGCACTTCGCTGACATTCTGACCGACTGCTGTTTGAAACTTTTTTACTTCTTGAAACATATTAGACATAGATCCACTCCGGAGGGTTACGTTTTTTCCATTTATGAAGATGTGTTTTACCCATCTTATAATAGTTACGATAATTTATTATTGGGTCAGAGTCAATAATATATTCTGGCGCCATACACGAAGGCATGGTAGTCATATCATACTCTTGTAAATTTTTAGGTGGAGAAGCCAACGTCGCTGATATTTCTCCATAACACTTATGCGTCTTTTCATAACGATAGGTATACTCTTGCATCAACGCAAAGAAATGATCTACCAACCAATTGTAATTCTCGACGCTACTGCGAGCCCATACAGCAGATGGGTGATTGATGTGCGTAGCTGAATATATAATTTGTTCGCGCGAGTCATTTAGTAACCACCATTTTTTCTTGCGTGTTTTAATTTTACCATCTTCCTGCTCAACCTGCACCTCGAGTTGAATTTCTCGACCGTCTAGTAAACGATGTGCTGTAGAAAGCAACTGAGCGGATTCGAGGATCATCTTAACAACATGACGATCTACCATCCACTCGGCTGCTTCCACGGGGTTATCAGAAATATAGAAAATATTCATTTTTTTCTCATATACCAATAAACAAATATTGCGAACACAATTAGTATAAACCATTGTTCATAATATTCAAGCATTAAATTCAGTTTATAGAAATTAAAAAAATGATTCATTGTTTCCACTTTCTCATTGCTTGGTCTCGATGAAACTTGTTAGCTCTATCATAAAAACGAATGCCTTGCAAGTGATCATATTCGTGTTGAAATACTCTAGCAGACATACCTATAAACTGTTTTGTCAAACTATCTCCATTAGGAGTATTGAATCGAACACGAACTACTGTTGGTCTTTTAATTTTAACTACTAATCCAGGATAAGATAAACACCCTTCCTCGAGAACTACGTCGTCTTTAGATTGACTAACTATCTTAGGATTATAACAAACAAAATTTTCCGGAGCTCCACGCATAGCGAAAATACGATAAGGCACTCCTACTTGGTTTGCTGCCACTCCAAGACCATTGTTCTCATACATAAATTTGATGAGACTCTGCGCGAAATCAATCGGATCGAAGGGAGGATCTTTAAAATCGAATTCTTCACATTGTTCTAAAAGATATCTATCATCTAGTTTCATATTATAACCTCGATTTTCATTTTAGTCAATATTATTGTATCTGAGAGAAATTTTTATTTTTCACGAATTTCAATACGTTATTGAACTTCTCGTTCAAATGTTCTTTGTGCGATATAATGATAATATTACTATCTTTGGATATCTCACGAATAATATTCATAAGATAATCTGTTGCATTTTGGTCCAAAGAAGAATCGAACACTTCGTCCATTATTAAAAGATTTGTGCTTATTGAGTTACGAAGTTTGGCAATTGCTCTCCATGTAAACAATAAAGCCAAATCAATTTTCTGTTTCTCTCCTTCAGAGAAAGATGCGTATGAAAAATCATCTCTATATCTAGACTTGATTGTTTCGTTAAAATTTTCATCGAGTTCAAACGAAACAAAAAAATCCATAGAAGAAAGGTATTTATTAATCAATTTGTTAATGACAGGAATATACTGCCTAATAATTTTAGATTTAATTCCTGTATCTTTTAATAAAACTGTTGCTGCGCTCAAAACTTCTTTTTCTTCGCTTAATTCATTATATCTAGTTTCTAACGCATTCAATTCTTTTTCGTAGTCTACTATTTTAACATCAACCACTTCATTTTTATCTTTTAGATTTTCTATCTCTTGATTCAATTGTTCGATATATTTGTTTAAAGAATTTATTGTTGTTTTGTATTCAACTCTTTCCATTTCAAATTTCTGAATATCATTGTTCATATTCATAATTTGTTTTAGGCGGTTATTAGCAGTTTCATACTCTAAAGATAATAACTTCAACCCTTCTTCAGTATCTTTGATCTGAGAAGTTTTTTCCTCTATAGTTTTGTCTCTAAAATTTTTATCAATATTTTGTTTACATGTGGGGCAATTTTCGTGATTACTAAAGAAAACAACATCTTGATTTAGAATGGCTACTTTTGCTTCTATCTGATGACGAAGTTTAGAGAGTTTTTCTAGTTTTCTAGAAACGCTATCATTGTCGCCAATATCTTTCTTACAAATTTCTATTTGTTTTGTTATTCTATCAATTTTATTAGTATACTCTTGGATTTTTTTATTGGTGTCTTTTATGTTTTTTTCTTTTTCCTCTACCAATTTATTATTATTAATCTGAAGTTCTTGCAAATGACTTTTAGTCAATTCAATTTTAGAGTTGACTAGTTTTTTAGAAGTATTAACTTCGTAGATATTTTCACTGTTTATAAGAACTTTATCTTTTAATATAGAATTCATAACAGTAAAGATTTGAAGGTCTAATAGATCCTCAATAATTTCTCTACGCTGACCAGAAGACAACTGCATAAAAGGCTGAAAGGTAGCTGAACCTAGAACAACTACCTGCGAAAAAGATTTATGATTTACTTTGATAATTTGTTTTTCTAAAAGTTCCTGGTAATCTTTCATCTCAGCGTTTTGATTTAAAAGATTACCGTTCTGATATACTTCAAAAACAGTTGGCTTTATACCACGAACAATCTTATACTCTTTAGAACCTATAGAAAATTCTATTTCTACCAAGCAGTTCTTTTGTGTGATTGAATTTACAAGTTGTGGTTTGTTTATCTTTCGGAACGGTTTACCAAAAAGACCAAAACTCAACGCATCTAGAATCGTAGACTTCCCAGCCCCATTCTGTCCAACAATGAGTGTAGTCTCTTTGCTTGCTAAATTGATTTCTGTAAAAACGTTTCCAGTCGAAAGGAAGTTCTTCCATTTTAATTTCTTAAAGTGAATCATTCAATTGTCAATGCCTCATGATATAACTCTACAATTTTATTTTCTAATTTGTTCTTATCAACGCCTTTTACTTCGGCGCCAGTAATGTATTTTTTAAAAATTTCAATTGTAGATTCAGCTTCATCAATAATATCATCGTCATCTTCCAAATCAAGATTAAGATGATCTTCTACGATTTGTATGTCCACAGGATTTTGTTTTTCAATATTCTCTATAAATTTTTCAAACCAATAAGGATTATTCTTTTCAGTGATTATAATTTTAATTATCTTATTAGCAAATTGAGTATAGTCGATTTCGGAGTCTACAAATTTAGTATCTCCGTCATTATACCAGAACTTATGAAACATCTTATACGGGTTTTCAATAAAAGTTAATTGTCTCGTTTCTGTGTCAAAGATATGAAACCCTCGAGGATCGTTATAATCAGACCAAGTATACTCTGCAGGAGAACCGAGATAATTAATATTACCACGGTTTGAACGATGATGAAAATGCCCAGAACAAACAATATCAAACCGTCCAAAAAGTGACGGATCGTCTCCATGAGAAACGATTGATCCTTTAAACATTTCAAATCCTTCCAGTTCCAAATGACCGAAAGCAATTTGTGCATCTGTTTCCTTAATTAGTTTGAAGGAATGCTGTTTATTGTCATCACAAATCCAAGGAATTAATAGAATCTTGGTTTCACCGAACATTACTTCGGTTGCTTTATCATAGATATTTATCTCATACTTACGAAAAAGTTCGTTAAAAGATGACACCTCATTAGTATTTTTATGATATGTGTCATGATTGCCGAGTATCTGATGCCATTTTAATCCACGTTCAATAGCTGGTTCAATCAAATCTTTTCTTAAACGATACGCAGTATTGATGTTGATATATTTTCGGCGATCCACAATATCGCCGCAATGCACAACAGTTTTAATATTATTTTCGTCGATATATCTATAGAATACATTATCATAGAACCTTTTCATATAGTCATGAAAGACTAGAGAGTCATTACGAACACCAGCATGACTATCGGTTAAAAGAGCGATTTTCATTTTTAGAACTTGCCTTTACAACAGCAGCCGTAACATAATCACGAATAGCATCTAGACGTAGCAATAGATTTGCTCTTTCGTTTTCTCGAATATTTTTGTCGTTTAATCTATTAACAATATCCTGAACGACAACAGGTACTAAATGATCATTCTTCATTTTCTTCCACCTCTGAAAATTTTTCTACTCCAGTAAGTTTACTCTCTTTTTTAGATTTAGTCAACTTATCTTCAAACGAACGCACTATGTCTGACGAATACTCATTAGATTTCAAATGCATAGCATGCCCCGAATTTTCTACAATTTCGCTAAACAAATGAGAGTTCTCGAAATTCTTATGTTTTATATATGTCTGTTTCTTTTCTTTTTGTATTCTTCGAAGAAAGGCGTTCCATGCAATCTGTGTAAAATAAGCAAATGGATTGTTTGTTTTGTCTGGATTAAAATTATCAACTGCAGATATACAATCCATGATACCATCAGAAATCATTTCTTGTTTGTATGTATATCCTGAGAAGTTTGGTTTCTTAGCAAGATTATTACATATAAGGATAATCGATTCTCCAATATAGTTAGGCACTTGCGGTTTATCTGCATCGTGTTCCAGAGCATGTTGCAAATCATTCTTGTAATGGATCATGGCGCCATATAAAGTTTTGTTATTGATATAATTTTTTACCTTAGCCATCATTCCTCACTTTTAAAAAATTACGAATAAAAAGAAACATACTAAAGATATTAAAAACCCAAAGACAGTTTCAGATATTGTGTGACTGTTAGTTTCAATAAGCGCATAAGCAAATATAGATAGTATACCTAAACAAGCTATAAAAGTCAATAACTTATTTGATAAAAAAGAAGCCCATAACAATATAATTGTTGCCATTGCCATATGTCCACTGGGGCTATACGGCTGTAGAATTATTTTTAAAAAACCAGTTATTACCACTGAAGAGAGAAAAGACAATACGAATCTAAAATTGTTTGTCAAAATAAAAACAATATACGCTAGATAGAAAGCGATATTAATGTTTCCTATTTCAAGTATCTTTCTCAAAATTTCTATTGACATTTTTCCTGACACCCAGTATAATCATTAATGCGCTGATTGAAATTAAATATCCAATTGAACCTTATAGATCTTGTACTCAAACTTCTCTTCGTTATATATCTTTATTCTCTCCATGAAATGGAGTAAGGTATAGTTCTTCTTACTCTTCCAAGACATGTCGTCAGCTATATCAAAAAGGGTAGCAGAAGTTTTCGTATCAGACTTACGTAGTCCACGGCCAATTGACTGTAGATTCCTAATGCGAGACTTGCTTGGGCTACTAAAAATAATATTATGGAGATTCTTAATATTGACTCCGGTGCTAAAAGTACCAAAAGAAGCGACAATAATAGCATTGTGATCATTTTCGACAACCTTTCTAATTTGTTCTCTATCGTCGCCAGATATATCTCCTGAAACGAAATATACAGGACGATTATTATTTTGTAACATATTAGCTAGATGAATACCATGCTTTTCTACAAATTGATATAATACTAAAGTATTACCCTTTAACGATAACGCAAGATTCTTAATGAATTTATTTCTTGATTCTAACCTTACAAGGTAATCCATTTCAGCTTGATAATCGTTTGCTCGAGCAATCATCTGTCTAATTTCATCCGGATATGACAAAACAATAGCTTTAATTTTAAAATCAGCAAGATGTTTTTGATCAATAAGTTCTTTTGTGGTTGTTACTTTTCTGACTGCTCCGAAGAGTCCCTCAAGGACGAGGCGGTGGGTTTCAGTACCATCCAATGTTCCGGTAAATCCAAAACGATAACGGCATCCGGACATCTTAGTAAGTATAGAAGTAAGAGATTTTGCTTTGAAGAGATGAGCTTCGTCTCCGATGACAACATCAAAGTTTGCAAAGAATTCTTTAGGTAGCTTGTATACGCTTTGCCAAGTTGTGATTGTGATCGGTTTTGTTGATCCCTTATCCTGTCCAGCGAACACACGATGAACAAAAGTATCGGAGTCAAAACCATAGTCAGCAAAATCACTGGCAAGCTGACTAACAAGAGAAGTAGTTGGTACAATAATAAGAGTGCGTTTCGCATAATACCTCACAAGTAAATAAATGATAAATGACTTACCAGAAGCTGTGGGAGAAAGCATTAATGCTCTACGTTCTCTTACAGCATGAACAAAAGCATCCAACTGGTAATCTCTTGGCTGCATCGTAGGTTTTATTTTTTCAACAAACTCTTTAGCTTCCTTTAAAGAAAAGTTCTCAGAAGCAAAATCTGAAAGATATTCTAGTTCATAGTTTCTAGATTTACAAAATTCTTCTACATATTTTGTTAAACCAGCATACAACAAACCAGTCATGGCATTTAACAAGCGTATCTTACCATCCCAAAATTTAGAACGATAAGCGGGCATGAATTTAGCGCCAGGAACAGTGAACGTAAAGAATTCGCTCATTTCCATCATAATGCTTGGTTCGGCTTTTACTTTAATATAAACTTCGTCGAACCTTTCGATTTGCACTATATCCATTAAGCACCCATTGTAAATTTCTGCCAGTCAATCGCATTTTTTATCACGAAATTTCTATTCATAATAGACTTGATAATTGAATCTAGCAGTTCTATTTTTTCTTGTTGATAACCAATCTTAAGAGATAGATTGATAATGTCTTGGTCGGCTTCTAGATACATAGGAATATCGCTTTTAAGCACCATTCCTTTTGGAGGGAGCTTCCAACCCTTGTCTTTAGTTTCTTCGTTCGGCCCCTGAGTCAAAAACTCATACTTATCTAGTTTGAGTTGTCTCATGTCAGCTTCATGTTTTCGAAGAAGCATTTTCTCCTTAACATATATCTGATAGTATTTATGGTGAAGTTTTGGGATGTTTAGAGCTTCTTCGCCCAGTTCAGTTTTATCAATTTTAGTGTCGGTTTGCCAATGTTCTAGTATTTCATCTATATTCATAATAATCTCACAGGTTAAATAATTTAGATTTTAATAATATTATAGTATGTATATTTGAAAGAAGCAGTAGCTGTAATATAATTTACATCGCTATCAATTGTATTGAATTCAAGCCCAGATAGAGAAACAGGATATCCGTCAACGTAAACAATTTCATAATTGGCTGATTTGGTGCTAGATAAAACTATAACAGAAATATCTGAGTATATGCCTTCGCCAGTCCATTCTTTTTTGTCTGCAATGTTTTTATACTGTTCAAACTCTTCTGGCTTGCCTAATCCTGTTATCCAATTATGAATCTCGAGATAGTTTTGTAAATCTTCATCAACCTTAAATGTTATATTTAATTCACCATAAGTCAAATGTTCTCCCGGCAATGGTATATTTACGAAGGGATTTGGTGATACTGCTGGCGGTAGATTGATTGCCGGTATGTTTACTTTCTGAATAAAGAAGTTTACATGTGGAGCTTTCTTAATCTGAAACTTGAAATTCAGAGGGGAAAGAAAGTTTCTATTAGATGGTGTGTTATCTATAGCTGACATGTTTTTCTCTAAAAAAGTGGGGGTGATTAGCCCCCTAGTCTGATGTTGTTAGATCTTTGCCTAACGATTTATTTAGTCTATAATCTTCCCAACGTTTTTTTGATGCTTCTTTTAGTTTTCTCTTTTGATTTTCTGCCCAGACAGGGTCACTCCATCTATTCTTCAGTTGTGTGGAACATAGTTTATCTTGTTCTTCTCTTGTCATAGTTTTTTTGGGTTCTGCTCTTTTTCTTGAACCATTATTCCATTGTTCTTTCATTCGAATAGAATTTTGTTGTTTCCATTCTTCTGTATGTTTTTTACCTAGTTTTGCTTGTCGAAGTTTTTCTTTGTGCTCTTCTGAGAATTTTCTGCCTTTGTTCGCTGTAGATATTTTATCAGCAGTTTCAGGAGAACATGGACCTGTAGATTTGCCTTTTTTAGAATGAGAAATTTTTTGTCCGATAGTTTTTACTGACTCTGGATACTGATGCCAAGGATTGCCGTTTTTAGTATCAAGGTTATAATATCTAATTTTCTTTTCCTCAGGTTTCATCATATTCAAATAACGTTGTTCCTCAAGATACATTTGTTCTCTGCTAAGATTAGTTTTAAGAACTTTTCTTCTGAAATCTTGTGGCCTTCTTTTATATGAGTCTCTCATCCAATTAGAAGAACAGATATATCCGTCTGTTTCTGTTCCCCAATGACAACCAACATAATAGCGTTTATGTTTAACATCATACCAGATATATACAAACCCATACTTTTCCATTAATATTTCTCCATAAAAAAATACCTGGGAACTTTCGAAAGTTCCCAGGTTTATTTAGTCATATTACTGACGCTTTTTAGTGAATAACACTAAAAAGTATAGTGACTACATCAAATTATTTACGATCACACGACGATAATATTTGTTAGTGCTAATAACATTAGAACGACCAAGGCCCTGGTTAGTGCCTTCGGCGAATGGGTTTGCAACCATGCCGTAACGAGTCTTAAAGCCGATCTTTGGCTGGAAGGATGACTGATCAACAGCACGAACCATCTGTAGTGGAACGTATGGGCAGTAGAATAGACCAGCGTCGAAAGCTGATGAACCCTTATAGCCAACTGTTAGATAGTTACCGCCTAGAGCGTATGGATCGATATAAACACGTAGACGACCATTTAGGATACCAGCGAAGGTATTTCCTGTATCGTCAACCTGTAGGTTATTTGAGTTAAGAGCAGGAGCGTAGTCAAGAACACCAGCCATCTGTAGAGCAGAAGCAACGTCTGAAGAACAGATAACGATGTTACCCTTACCACGACGAGTCTGCTTGGCGATCTGGTTAGCTTCACGCTCTAGCTGGAACATTAGACCCTTGAACTTTTCAACTGACCAACGACCGTTTGAGTCAGTATCAAGATCGAAGACACCAGCTGTAGTAACGTTATCCTGAGCGCCAGCTTCAGCAGTGAAGTTAATAGTACGAACAACTTCACGGTTGATTTCGGCTAGGATTTCAGCTGATAGAATATTGGCTAGTTCTGTTTCAGCGTCTAGACCATGGATTGCCTTAAGATCCTGAGCAAGTTCCATAGTATACTCTGCCTTTAGAGCACGAGTGTTAGCAGTTACAGTAACCTTCTCAATTGAGAATGCCATCTGTGGGAAAGCTGTATTTGAATCAGTTCCAAGAGCTTCAGCCTGGAAAGTTGACATACCAGCACCAGTGTTATATGTATTAACAGCTGTTAGTGGTGTAGTGTTAGTAGCACCTGGAATTGTACCAACGAACTTCTGACCGAAGGTGTTAGCGCCAGATGTAACAGAAGAGAACTGAGTGTTAACTTCGTTATAGAATGTTTCTGCGCCAGCGTTGTTATAGCTAGTTGTATTAGCATAACGTGAACGCATAGCGAAAATGAGGCCAGTTGGGCCAGTCATTGGCTGAACGCCGCAGATGTCGTAAGCAATTAGATTTGGCATTGCACGACGAACTAGAGAAATAAGAACTGGATCGAAAGTATCGATGCCGCCTGTTCCCTGAGTTGAGCTTGAAGCGCCCATTAGGTTTGTGTGAACAAGTGAACTTGTTTCTGTTAGTGTCTGATAGTCACCATGAGCTGCTGATTCACGGAGAGCCTTCTCTGTGTTCTCAAGCATAACTGCTGTGACTGAACGGCGGTGCTGGTCCTTAATGGCGCCAAGAGCGTCATGGTCTAGGACTGGAGCCCACTTGTTTTGAATTTCCTCAGCTAGATACATTTAGGTTTTCCTTTCTTAGAAATACACTTTATCTTATTTATAATATATTACTTTTTAACTGTTCTGGAGATAGCGTCTAGATAGCGACCAACTGTTGGATCGATATTCTTAGTTACAGCTACTTCTCCTTCAAATGTTTCTTCTTCAATTGAAGAACTTGAAGTTGCTTCATTCTTAAAGTAGTTTTCCTTGACAATCATTAGCTTCTTAGCATAAACGTCAAGATCGCCGTCGAACTCAATTCCTTCAACTAGAGCAGCAAACTTTTCTTGTTGTGTCAATGCTAGATCGGAAGCAAGACTCTCAACGATATCCTGTCTTTCGTTCTCAACAACAAAGTTTCTTAGCTCAACGTTTTCTGTAATTGTTTCGTCAAGTTTTGCTTCTAGAGCTTCAACCTTCTCAGCCATAGCCTCTAGAACATCAACCTTTTCTTCTGGGACACTGATGTAGTGTTCAGCGAATAGGTTCTTCAATCCTTCCATGAACTCTTCAGCAAGTTCATTACGTAGGGTTGATTCGATAGCTACTTCGTTTTCTTTCATCCAGTTCTCAACAACATAATCGAGATATGTGTCGAGCTTTGATGTCATCTCTTCAGCAATTGAAGAAACTTCTTCCTGTAGCTTTGTTTCAAATTCTTCTTCAAGACGTGTCTGCTCTGCAATAACTCTTACGGAAACTGCAGCTTCGAATAGAGTAGCAACGTTGTCTTTAAATTCTTCTGATAGATCCTGACCGTTAAACATTTCTTCAATGTCTTCGCGGACATTTAGTTTTGGCATAGCGTCACGTGTCTTTGGAGCTGACTTAGCAGTTGCATCAGATGGCTTCATGTCAATAGTTGACTGATTGTGACCTGACTTGTCGCCAACACCCCAATCCTTACCTGGACCATACTGAGCTTGAACCTGATTGAAGAAATCGACAAGATCTGACTTGCCCATGCCAGCCATAACATTCATTACTGAAGTCATTGCTTTTAGTTTTGGCATTGGATCTGAATGACGAGCGGCTGGATGAAGTGAAGATGCAGCAAGAGTTTCCTCGTCAACTGTTTCTTCTCCCATCTTCTTACAAGAAGATTCCTTTTCTTCTTTTTCCTCTTCTTCCTCTTCCTCTTCCTCATGATGCTTCTTCTTGCCCTTTACCTTGGCTTCCTCAAGAGCATTTAGAGCTTCAAGATCGAATTCTTCGTTATTAGCCATTTAAATAGTCTCCTATTAAAGAAATTTACAATTATTTATAATTTTTTGTTTTTTACGATTAGAGAAGTGAGATAGTTCTCAAATATGTTCAATTTCTGTTCTTCAAGTTGTCTTTTACTCAAAGAATGAATATTCTTCTTCATTTCATGAAGTTTTTCTTCATGCCACGAACCTTTGACTGGGTCGTAAATCCATTCAACGTTTTCCATAATACCATTTACGAAACATCCTGGTCCACTGGGATCAGAAACAATATCAACTGTTGAAAGTTTGAAATCAGGTTGAACGATCATGGCGCCATTTGATTCTTTTAATGAACCCATACCACGTGTAGAAACGCCAAGTTGTCCGCCTGATTCTAGGAGACCACGAGCAATCTCACCCATAGGTGTTGATGTAATTTTGGCCTTACCGTTTACATAGTTACCATCCCACTTTAATTCGGTAATGATATGAGAAACACGATCTAGATTGATAGTTGGACCTGATGGATGATTTAATTCGCCGAATGCTCTTTTTGCATTAACTACTTCACGAATATATCTTGACACTTCGTTTTCAAGAATATCTTTCTTATACAATCTACCGTTTTTATTTTTCTCTTCAGCAGTCATAAAGCGTCCCATAATATAATGGTGCTTCTTACCGTCTTCAGATCTTTCGGTAATATATTGAGTGTCTTCGTTTAATTCGGCGATGAGTTTCATCTGTTATCCTCTGTATGCTACTGGAGTTGCTAATAGGCCAGTGCCTTGTAAACCGTCTGTTAAACCTTTAGCAACAATGACAGGTGCTGTATTGGTTACAGTTGTATTAGCATAAACAACACCATTTGCGTATGAAATATTTAAAACTGCTGCAGCGCCAGTAGCAACCACTCTACAAAGATTAGCAGTATTTGAAAAAGTGTTAGCTGTTGAAATGCTAACCTCTGGTCCTAAAAGTTTTATAACCATTATAAAGTCCCCACATCTAGTCTACCTGTTGACCATCCAGCAGCACCGGGGCCAGCATAATCAGTATTAGTTGCTGGGCCAGATTCAGATTGGCCGTGCATTTTCCACGCTTTAGCGTATAGAACTTGCGTTCCTTTTTCTTTACCATACTGTTTAATGAAACGCTCTTTGTTTGACTTGATCCAAGATTCAATTTTTTTGCTTGGTGGAGCGACTTCTTGGATATCTTCTTCTTTTAGCTTTGCCTTTCCGGGTGGCAGTTTAGTAACCTTAACACCTTTAGAAAGTTTTTCGGCTTCTGCTCTGGCTTGCGCTTTTGGAGTTCCGCCTTTTGGTAATGGGTGTGGGTCTTGAAAAGTAACTTTACCTGCTTTAGAAGAGGCCCAACCTCTTTTAGCTCCCATGCCAAAAGTTGAACGATACTGAGAAGCTTCTTTTACTGAATGCTTTTTATCGGTAAGCATTTTCTTGCCTTTATATCTTGGTTCTTGATCGGAACCAGATGGGCAAGCAGCTTCGCCGTGAACTTCGCACATCACACCTTCATTGGTTTGATTACATGCAGCTTCATAAACTCCATCTTTCTGGAATTTATACTTTGAAGTCTTTTCGCCGCCGCCCTTCTTACCCTTGAATGCAGCTTCTGCATCATATGGGTAATCATGAGTCTCAGTGT